CGCGGTCAAACAACGCCATCGCGGCCGGCCTGTCGAGCTTCCCCGCGACCGAGACGGCCCACAGGGGCCTGACGCATCACCAGTCGTTCGACGTGGCTCGCCAGGGCACCAAGAGCGCCACCACCGAGAAGTTGCGCCCCAAGGACCGGCCCCTCGCCAACGACTTCGTCTCGGACGAGGCCTTCGACGAGATGCTCCTGGCGTGGTTCGGGAACATCGCCAGGGTGCTGGTGCCGGGCCGGTGCTTCTACATCTGGGGAGGGTACGCCAACCTGGGCAACTACCCGCCCGTCCTCAAGAAGCGCGAACTGTACTTCTCGCAGGGCATCGTCTGGGACAAGGAACATCCGGTTCTGACGCGCAAGGATTTCATGGGGGCGTTCGAGATCTGCTTCTACGGGTGGCGCGAGGGCGCCGGCCACAAGTACTTCGGCCCGAACAACGCGACCGACCTCTGGCACATCAAGAAGGTGAACCCGGCCAGCATGATTCACCTTACGGAAAAGCCCGTGGAACTGGCCGTGCGGGCCATCGAGTACTCGTCGCGACCGGGCGAGAACGTGCTGGACCTTTTCGGCGGATCGGGCAGCACGCTCATCGCGGCCGAGAAGACGGGCCGGCGGGCCTATTTGATGGAACTCGACACGCTGTACTGCGACGTCATCGTGAAGCGGTGGGAGGAGTTCACGGGCCGGAAGGCCGAGCTACAGCCTAGCCCTGTCGCGGCCGAGGTGCCGGTGCAGGTGTCGGTGGCCGACGAGAAGGTGACCGCGGAGGTGGCGGCTGAGGTGACGGCATGACCGACTCGAAACCCACAATGAACCCGGCCGCCCTCCCGCTGGCCGATGCCGCCAAGGTGCTCTCGGCCGCCGGGGGCCAGCGGGTGACGATCGAGATGCTCGAGGAAGACGTTGCGGCCGGCGCGCCCACCAACGCCGACGGCAGCATCAACCTGTTGCACTACGCCGCCTGGCTGAACGCGAAAGACTCGCATGGCGATTGACACCCGCAACCTGAAGCCGTCGGAACTCGTGCGGCTCCTGAATTCGACGCCCCTGGGCGCGGTCACGAGTGCCGCGCGCCTGTCGCGTCAGATGAACGAGGCGGGGTACCGCGTCGGCGACGGCCGCCATGTCGACCTCGTGCGGTACGTGGCGTGGCTGGCGCACCGCCGGCGCATACCCCGGCCCGCGCCGCTCACCTACGAGGAGAAAAAATCCCGTCAGGCGGAGCGGAACCGCCAGCAAACCTCCGCCGCCCAGGACATCGGCCCCGTGCCGGAGGTCGAGGATATGGACCGACGCCAGGCCGCGTGCGAGGGCTTCCGGTTCTTCTGTGAGACGTACTTCCCGAAGGCGTTCTACCGGGCCTGGTCCGACGACCACCTGCGTGTGATCGCCAAGATTGAACGGGCGGTGCTTCACGGCGGCCTCTTCGCCTTCGCCATGCCGCGTGGCAGCGGAAAGACGACGCTGGCGCGGCTCGCGGGCCTGTGGGCCATCCTGACGGGGGCGCGGGCCTACGTGTGTCTGATCGGCGGGTCGCAGGAGCGGGCCCTGGACCTTCTGGCCCCGGTGAAGAAGGAGGTTCTGGGCAACATCATGCTGCGGGCCGACTTCCCGGAGGCGGTGTATCCGCTCTGGATGCTCCGGAACAACGCCCGCCGGCAGATCGGCCAGCACCTCGGCGGCGAGCCGACCTACGTCCTCTGGGCGGCCGACAAACTCGTGTTCCCCACGGTGGTCGGCGACACCTTGCCGACGTCCCTGCGCGAGGCAGGCCTTGGGCAGTCGCCCGCCAGCGGTTCCATCATCACGGTCACGAGCCTGGACTCAAACATCCGTGGCCAGCAGCATGCGAAGATGGACGGGCAGATCGTGCGGCCGTCGCTGGTGATTCTCGACGACCCGCAGACGCGGGAGTCGGCCCGGTCCCCCACCCAGACGAAGTACCGGCTGGAACTCCTGAACGGCGACGTTCTCGGCATGGCGGGGCCCGGCGAGAAGATCGCGGCCTTCCTGACCTGCACGAAGATGTACGACGGCGACCTGGCGGACCAGATCCTCGACCTGGAGAAGAATCCCGAGTGGCAAGGGGAATGCACGAAGATGGTGTACTCGTTCCCGACGAACACGAAACCCTGGGAGGAGTACGCCCAGGTTCGCGCCGCCAGCCTCCGGGCGGGCCGGGGCATCAAGGACGCCACCGAGTTCTACCGCGAGCACCGGGCCGAGATGGACGCCGGCTCCGCGGTGGCTTGGCCCGACCGGTTCAACAAGGACGAGCTTTCGGCCCTTCAGCACGCGATGAACCTGAAACTGCGCGATGAAGAGGCCTTTCGCGCCGAGTACCAGAACGAGCCGGCCGCGGAGCAGATGGCCGAGAACGTCCTCACGCCCGACGACGTGGCCGCCCGCTTCAACGGCCGCCGCCGCGGCGAGGCGCCGCTGGCGTGCTCAACAGTCACCATGTTCATCGACGTGCACGACAAGGCCCTCTTCTACTGCGTCTGCGCCTGGCAGGAAAACTTCACGGGGTTCGTCATCGATTACGGCACATTCCCGGACCAGAAGCGCGGCTACTTCACGATGGCCGACGCCACGCGGACGTTGGGGCGGGCCTTCCCCGGCATGGGCGTGGACGGCGCCATCCAGGCGGGCCTCGAGCGGCTGGTCTCGGATTACCTCGCGAGAGACTGGAAGCGCACGGGCGGTGGCCTGATGAAGATTGACCGACTCCTCGTGGACTCTGGCTTCAAGCCAGGCCTCGTGGCGGGGGTCAAGCACAAGGTGGGCGGCGCGGCGATGATGCTCTCGAAGGGCGTGGGCATCCGGGCGGGCCGAAAGCCCATGTCGAGTTACGCCCGCCGCCCCGGCGAACAGCATGGCCACTTCTGGTACGTCCCGAACGTAAAGAAGACGGCCGAGTTCCCGCACGTGCAGGTGGATGTGAATTACTGGAAGACGTTCGTGCATGCCGGCCTCGCGACGGCCGCAGGCGACCGGGGCTCCATCTCCCTCTTCGGCAGGAAGCCGAAGGACCACGAACTGTTCGCCGAGCATATTGCCCACGCCGAAACGTGGGTCGAGACACAGGGCCACGGCCGCGTGGTCCACGAGTGGTCCCCGAGACCCGGCCGGCCCGACAACCACTGGTTCGATTGCCTGGTGGGCTGCGCGGCCGCCGCGTCGATGTGCGGCGTGAAGGTGCCGGGCGAAGACGCCAAGCCCGCCCGCCAGCGGAAACGGTACACGCAGGAAGACTTCCGGAGAAAGGCATGATCGATCCGAAGACGGCTGAAACCACACGGGGACTGGAATGCCGGCAGTGCGGCTGCAAGCACTTCCGCGTCATATACACCCGGCCCGCCTGGGGCGGAAGGCTCGTTCGCAGGCGGGAATGCCGGCACTGCGGCAAGCGGTTCACAACGTGGGAGCACCAGGGCTGAGGTGGCGCATCCGTCGCCAGCCCAGGTCATTCAGCGGGTCTTCCTCAGGTCTTCCGCTTTCTCTGTGTAATTGGCTAGAAGATCACGGTCAACGCTAAGTTCATGGCGAATGTAAAGCTTGCCACCCACTAATTTGAACGGCTCACCATAACCTTGAAGAACGCGCTGAACCGCCCCTACATGATCCGGGGTGAGCAATTCCGGGGCATCCGCCAGCAAGTGGTCGCCGCGATTGAGATTGCGCACCACCGGCCGATATTCAACGTATTCCGCATCAGGGCTTTTCATGAGTCCCTCCCAAGTGGCTACGATAATCGCGGCGGCTACAAGGAGTGCTGACACCATAGCATATAATAGATACCTACGCACACCTTGTTTCCTTTCACGACTAGCAAGTCTCCCGAACCGGTCTTCAGTACTGAGGATCACCAGAAGCAGTACCACGGTCGGTTGGGACTCTCTCGCCCCACGGGTGGCACTTTAATGTCGCCACCGTTCCCGACCACACTGTTCGGCGGTGCGCTGGTCTGTGCGCCACCGAAGCCCTTCTGGGCCGCCTTGCTCTTGGCGAGGCCAGAGGATCCGGCAGTGGGAGCATCCCACGTGAAGTTCGAACTCTCCTCACCCTTTTTCAGACAGATCGTCCCGCTCATCTTCTGCGTCCAGAAACTCTCCATGAAGAATTCGGCGGCCTTTCCTGATTTCTTGAGCTGCGCCCCATGCGAATCCGGGATATTGCCTTTGCCGGGTATCCAAGCACTGAGGCCCGGGTGCCAATCATACGAATCCCACCAATAATGGTCCACGACCCCTTGGACCTCAACGGTGTCTCCTGTTCGTTTGAGCATGAATTTGCCGGTCGATGTGATCGTGCTTGAGCCACTAGCATAGTAAAGGTTGCCGCTGCCCTCTAGGGTGCGGTCCCAGTAATCTTGAATAGTAGTGGTGTCACCTGCTTTCAGGGACTGAGCCGCCTTCATGATTGTCTTTTGCTCGAAACGCTGTTGATTCGTTTTCTCGGCATCAGTAACTTCGCCATTGCTCCGCAACCAGTTCCAGTCCATTGGTTTGACACCGCCTCTAGCACCGAGAAAGTACTCCAAGTTGTCGGCTGACTGATTGTATCCTACGGTCCTTGCCCACTTGATGAGGCTCTGAAACTCTTCCACGATTTCTGCGTCTGTTGCAAGACCAGAGGGATCACGCTGGTCAGTTGGCGAACTCTGGACGTACTCATACAGATTCAGCCCTTCCTCTGCCGGATCGCGTTGCATCCAAGTGCCTAGATTTGGCGTGTACATGGTCTTATCCCTTTGCTTGGGTAATTGTGATTGGCGGGATGAGGCTTCCGCAGAGAGTGACGCTGGCGTGAAGAGGGGCGCTCACGCTTGTCAAAACGATGTTGTGCGTGCCGCCGGAAACAATTTCCCCCTGAAGCGGCGCACTTGCCTGCGCCGGCAACCGTGGCTTTTCCTGCGCTTTCAGCCTGGCGTGCTCCTGAGAGAACCGCCGCAATTCCTGGGCGTACAGCGGGTGTGTGGGCCACAGGCGGCAGGCTTCCTTGCACGCGGCCAGTGCGCCGTCCATCCTGCCGAGCGACCGCAAGGCAAGGTCCCGCATCGTCCAGATGGTCGCCTGCAATTCGTGCGGCAAGGCGAACCGCGGGTCGGGCGGCCCGTTGCGGCCGGGGTCTTGCGGGCCGGATCGTGGCTCCTTCCCGGCGGCGATCTCCTTGCGTATGACGCGATTCAGATGCTCCCCGCACGATGTCCCGCCCTTGGGGAAGGCGCTGCCTTGAACGAACGCACACTGGGCCTGTGCCCAGTCCTCAGCATCCTCGAACCTCAAGCCCCTTTGCTCGTAGGCCGTGGCCATCTCTCGGTCAAGCCCGAAGGACATGGCAACGGTGTCGGTCTCGTACAACGATTTGCCCTCGTGCGCAAGGCGCTTCAGGTATCGTTCGAGGTCCGCCCTGTAATCAGGGTTCTGCGTATCCTCGGCGCACGCTTTCCTGTAACTGGTAATCGCCTCTTTGACCTCGCCCCGCACTTCATGGAAATGCCCGTCAATTGACAGGAACATCCCGAGTTGTTTGGGTGGGAGCAACTTTCGTAGGTCTTCACCGACAGGCACGGTAGTCAGGGGCCTGCGATCCGGCCCTCGCACCGATGGCTTCCGAAACTTCCTGACGTGCAAGGTCTCAAAGGCGACCTCGTATGCCCGCAACGAGTACATGCGAGTGGCCGGCGCGAGGAAGCAGCACTTGGTCCAGGCGGGAAGGCTTTCCTCAAACCGCTTGTGGTCCTCAAGGACCCATCCCCGCGAGAAGAGGAAGAACGCGAGTTCTTCGGCAGGCGTTAGGTTCTTAAGAAAGTAGCTGGTGTCGAAGCCGGCCTTCCGAAGCGGCTCCAGCTCGCTACGGAAGTGAGCGTCATCGAAATCCGAAAAGTCATTCGGTCCGCTGGCCTCGATGTTGAAGCGTTCACCGTCGCCATCCCACCTAGTCCAGACGTGCTGGTGGGTGCAGCACAAGTAGAGGGGATACCCCAGCCGTCGGCCGACCGCGGCAATGATTACGGGTATGGCGTTGCACGTGCCGATTTTCTCGTCGCCCAGCAGGCCGTTAATGAGCATGTCCTTGGCGCTGAACGGCTTGTCAGAGTTCTTCCGGTCGGCGCGTTCGGGGCTATAGTGCAGCCCTCCGTCCGTCTTGAGAGCATGCACAAGGACGATGATTCGGAAGAAGTTCTCCGTGACCGGCCTGGGGAAGTGGAACTGGCCTGGATTTTCCCGGAACATCGGGATCTGCCGCTGGGTCTTCTTTCGCACGTATTCCGCCAGCGCCTCGAGGCGGCGCATGTACTCCGGGATGTCCATGTCCTCGGCGCCAGGCAGGCCGGTGGCGCAGACGAGGTTGAGGAGACCGATATCCACCCGCGAAAACTGGGCGGGAGCCATCTGAAGCACTTCAGCCAGAGTGGGGATCGGAAGGTTGCGGTGGGCTGGGTTGCTGTTTCCGTTCCCGGCGGAGAGAAGTCCGCTTGTCTGCCGGCTGCTGTTCGCCTGCGTTTCCACGGCAAGTCCCCCCGAAGCGTGTCATCAAACTTCGGTACCGGCCAAGGCGATAGGTAGTATCTGGCGGCGGGCGGGCTGCTGTCAACAGAAAAACCTCACGCAGATGCCGGTGCCAGAAGCACCTCTGTGGCGACTGACGAAGCCCCGGTTTGACGGTACAAGGTCTATATGCGTAATCATTTCAGGATTCCGCCCGGAAGTCCTTTGAACGGGGTTCCCTCGCATGGGATCATCGTAGGCGACAACTGACCGGGCGACAGTCCGTGGGCTCGCGACCTGCGGATTGAAACCGAAAGAACCAAGGCCATGCAGGGGCCTGCATCCTCTGCGTGGCCTTTTTCTTTCGGTTCGCCCGGTCGGTTGCGGCGGAGACGGCAGATGGCGGACGACCTGGAAGACGCGATTCGGACGAACGCCGAGGGGCCGCGGTCGGCCTCGGGTGATTCCGGGAGCATGCAGCAGCATCCGCTCCCGGATCAGATCGCGGCGGACAAGTACCTGGCATCCAAGGGCGCGATGGCCAGGAAGGGACTGGGCCTGACGCGGGTGAAGATTGTCCCGCCGGGGACGGTGTGACGATGGGCTGGTGGCCTTGGGCAAGACGGGTGCGGTCGGCCGTGCGGTTCATCCGCGCGAAGTTCGACTCCGCGCAGACCACGCCCGAGAACCGCAGGCACTGGGCGAATGCCGACCTTCTGTCGGCCGACGCCGGGGCCAACCGCGAAGTGCGCCGGACGCTCCGCGGCCGCGCGCGGTACGAGGTGGCCAACAATTCCTACGCACGCGGCATCGTGCTGACGCTGGCGAACGACGTGATCGGCACGGGGCCGCGGCTCCAGATGCTCCTCGGAGACGGTGCCGACGCCGGCGCGAATCAGACCATCGAGCGCGAGTTTGCCGCATGGGCGAAGGCGGTGGACCTGGCGGGTAAACTCCGCACGATGCGGATGGCCCGGGCGCAGGACGGCGAGGCGTTTGTCATGCTCGTCTCCAACGACGCCCTGACCTCGCCCGTCAAACTCGACCTGCGGCTTGTCGAGGCCGACCAGGTTACGACCCCGGACCTTGTGCCGGGTGTCACCAAGCAGAATGCGGTCGATGGCATCGTCTTCGACGACCACGGCAACCCCCAGGAGTACCACGTTCTCAAGGCCCATCCCGGCAGCGGCACGGGTGCCCTCGGCCAGGATTACGACAAGGTGCCCGCCGAGTCCGTCATCCACTGGTTCCGCCAGGACCGGCCGGGCCAGTCGCGGGGGCTCCCGGATATCCTGCCGGCCCTGCCCCTCTTTGCCCAGCTTCGGCGGTACACGCTGGCGGTGATCGCGGCGGCGGAGTCGGCGGCAAACATCGCCATCTTTATGAAGACCAGCGCCCCGGCCGGCGGCGAGGCGGCCGAGGTCGAACCGATGGCCACGATGGAGTTCGAGCCGAATATGGCCGTCTTCGGCCCGGAAGGGTGGGAACCGAGCCAGATCCGGGCCGAGCAGCCGGCAACGACCTACGGCGAGTTCAAGCACGAAATCCTGAACGAGATCGCCCGGTGCCTGAACATGCCGTTCAACGTCGCCGCGTGCAACTCGTCGGGCTACAACTACGCGAGCGGACGCCTGGACCACCAGACGTACTTCAAGTCCATCCGCGTCGAACAGGCCCAGCTCGAGGACGCGGTTCTCGACAGGATTCTCGATGCCTGGCTGAGCGAAGCGGTTCGGGTGGAGGGCCTTCTGCCGCCGTCGGCCCGAGCGCTCGATGACTATCCCCACCAGTGGTTCTGGGACGGGATGGAGCACGTCGATCAGGCCAAGGAGGCCAATGCCCAGGAGACGCGGCTCAAGAACCACACGACGACCCTCGCGAGCGAGTACGCCAAGGAGGGGAAGGACTGGGAGACGGAGCTCCGGCAGTGGGCGAAGGAAGTGGCGCTGATGAAGGAGTTGAACCTGCCCGCGGCCGCAGCGCAGCCGAAGGTGCCGCCGGCTGACAAGACCAATCCGGCCGACGAGCCGGGTTCAGGGGAGCCGAACGATGCTGGCGACTGAGGACAACGCGAAGGGTGACCGCGGGCCGCTGTGTCTCTTGAGCGAGCCGGGGGCACTGACCATCGAGGCCGCAGCCGCGAGCGGCGACGGCAAGCCCGCACTGCCGCGGTTCACGATGGTGGCGTACACAGGCGGGCCCATGAAGATCGCCGGATGGCGGTTCCCGGTCGTGGTGGACCTCGCGGGCCTGGCCATCCCGTCGCAGTCGCGGCCCATCCGGTTCGGCCACGATGCCGCGAGCGGCGTCGGCCACACCGACTCCATCCGCGTGATGGACGGCAGGCTGGTCGCCGCCGGCGTCGTGTCGCGCGACACCACCGCCGCCAAGGAGATCGTGGCGTCGGCACGGAACGGGTTCCCGTGGCAGGCGTCGATCGGCGCGGCGGTCGAGCAGTTCGAGTTCGTCAAGGAGAACCAGACCGTTCTCGTGAACGGTCACGAGTTTGCGGGCCCCCTGAACGTCGTGCGAAAGGCGACGCTCGGGGAGATCAGTTTTGTGGACCTCGGGGCCGACGGGAACACGTCGGCGAGCGTGGCCGCATCGGCCAAGGAGAAGGAAGTCATGGACGAGACCAAGACGCAGGAGCAGGAGAAGACCGTGGCGGCGGGCAAGGAGACGCCCGGCAAGGACGCGCCGGTCGTCGAGGCCCAGGCGACGCCCCCGGCCAAGGCCGACGCGCCGACCGTCGACGCCGCGCTGACCGTCGACCCCGTTGCCGACATGCGGGCGAAGATGGCGTCCGAGCAGGAGAGGATCGCCGCCGTCCGCAAGGCCTGCGGCGACGAGCATCCCCAGATCGCCGCCCGGGCCGTCAAGGAGGGCTGGGACGAAACGCGGACCGAACTGGAGGTCCTGCGCGCGAGCCGCCCGAAGGCCCCGGCGGCGCACGTGCCGGATGGCACGATGACTGGCACGGTCCTTGAGGCCGCCTGCCTCCTGACCGCGCGCCTGGGCGGTCTGGACAAGCAGTTCGAGGAGAAGACCCTCGATGCGGCCGACAAGCGGTTCCGCGGGGGGATCGGTCTCCAGGAACTGCTCCTCGAAGCGGCCTGGGCCAACGGGTACACGGGCCGCAACTTCCGCGACTCGCGCGAGGTGCTGCGGTTCGCCTTCGCCAAGGACCTGGCGGCCGGCTTCAGCACGGTCGACATCGGCGGCATCCTGTCGAACGTCGCCAACAAGTTCCTCCTCGACGGCTTCTTCAGCGTCGAGCGGGTCTGGCGGAGCATCTGCGCCGTCCGCAACGTCAACGACTTCAAGACGGTCACCAGCTACCGGCTGATCGGCACCGACCAGTACCAGCCCGTGGCGCCCGGCGGGGAACTCAAGCACGGGACGCTGGGCCAGGAGCAGTTCACCAACAAGGCCGACACGTTCGGCCTGCTCCTGACGGTCGACCGGCGCGACGTCATCAACGACGACCTCGGGGCGATCACCCTCGTGCCGCGGAAGCTCGGCCGGGGGTCGGGCCTGTCCATCAACGACCTCTTCTGGACCGTGTTCCTCAACAATGCGGCGTTCTTCACGGCGGGCCGCAAGAACCTCATCACGGGCGCCGACACGGCCCTGTCCATCGACGCCCTGACGAAGGCCGAGGTCGCGTTCCTCGACCAGGTGGACTCGGACGGGAAGCCCATCGGCGTCATGCCGCAGGTGCTCCTGGTGCCGACGGCCTTGAGCGCGATGGCCACGCAGCTCTTCAAGTCGGTGGAGATCCGGGACACGACGGCCTCGACGAAGTACCCCGTGGCCAACCCGCATCAGGGGAAGTTCCGGGCGGAGGTCAGCCGGTACCTGGCGAACTCCAAGTACACGGGCAACAGCGCGAAGGCGTGGTATCTGCTGGCCGACCCGGCGGACCTGCCGGTGATCGAGGTGGCGTTCCTCAACGGCCAGGAGGCGCCGACCATCGAGACGGCGGAGGCGGACTTCAACGTCCTCGGCATCCAGATGCGCGGGTATCACGACTTCGGGATCGCGCTCCAGGACTGGCGCGGCGGGATTCGGAGCAAGGGCGAGGCGTGATCAGTGGCGGAGTGCGGAACGCGGAAGGCGGAGTGAAAGGCACAGCAAACAGCCCCCGCTGGTAAGCGGGGTCAAGGAGAGGTGAAACATGGCAACGGCAACTTTCGTGCATGACGGGAAGGCGGTCGATTACACGCCCGGCGCCGACGTGGCGGCCGGCGACGTGGTGGTCCAGGGGGACCTCGTGGGCGTCTCGCCGCGGCCCATCGCCTCGGGCACGCTCGGGGCCCTGGCGGTCAAGGGCGTCTTCGACTTCCCGAAGGCCACCGGCGGCGGGTCGGCCCTCACGGCCGGCACCGTCGTCTACTGGGACGCGGCCGCCAAGGTGGCCACGGCGACCTCCGTCGGCAACAAGCAGCTCGGCAAGGTGGTCCAGGCGGCGGCCGACGCCGACACGACCGTCCGCGTGCGGCTGGAGGGGACGAGCGTCGCCAACAATCCGCTCACGGCGGCGATCACCGATCCCGGCAACGCGGGCGCCATCCCGGTCACGGGCAGCGGCCACGTGGACATCGTGACCGCCGGGGCCGAGACGCGGACGCTGGCCGCCCCGAGCTTCCTGGGGCAGGAACTGCTCCTCAGCCTCAAGACCGACGGCGGCAACTGCGTCCTCACCTGCGCCACCACCGTGAACCAGACGGGCAACAACACGATCACCTTCGACGACGCGGGCGACGCGGTGCTCCTGGTGGCGAAGGCCAACGGGGCGAACAAGCGGTGGTCGGTGGTCTCCAACGACGGCGCCGCGCTCTCGACGGTGTAAGGCACTGACATGGCCGACCTTCTCCAACAGGGCGCCGCTTGGCTTGAGAACATGCGGCACAAGCATGCCTCGCGGCCAGTGACGTATTCGCGGGGGGCCGCCAGCGTGGCTCTCAGCGCGACGGTGGGCCGGTCGGTGTTCCAGGTGGCCACGACGGAAGGCCTGGTGGAGACGGTCGAGCGGCGCGACTACCTGATCCGGGCGGCCGACCTGGTGCTGGATGGCGCCCTCACAGAGCCGGCAGTGGGCGACAGGATTGCTGAGATCGTGGGCGGGCGCGTCGAGGTGTATGCGGTCATGGGCGCGGGGTCCGAGAAGCATTTTCGGC